GCCGCTGACCGATATCCTGTGTTGGTTGCCGCTGACTGATATCCTGTGTTGGTTGCCGCTGACCGATCTCCTGTGTTGGTTGCCGCTGACTGATATCCTGTGTTGGTTGCCGCTGACCGATCTCCTGTGTTGGTTGCCGCTGACTGATATCCTGTGTTGGTTGCCGCTGACTGATCTCCTGTGTTGGATTCTTTTGCATCCTCCCACTTGACACGATCAAGAACAAACTTTACCCCTGCCGATATCATCCCACTAAGCCCGATTTCCACGCCAACGTGTAATTTTGTGCAAGCAACCTTACTATCATCGTTACCCTTATCCGTCTGGCCATCACCGACAACCTCTGTATAGCGACTGTCAGCAGGTGGATAATAATTAAAAACATCCATTGGATTTTCACAGAAATGGAAACCTCTATCGCACGCTTTAGCAACTGGTTCTTTATACTCGCCACCGATTTGATATTGAAAACCTCGACATTTTAGATCCTTGTCATATCCCTTAAAACCATTAATAGGCATTAATAATTCCTCCTTCAAAAATGGTGGTATAGTTTTCGGTTCATATGGTATATTAGTTAATGAGTAATCTTCTTTAGTCCGTTAGCTTTGCAGAGCTGCGGGCTTTTTTCTTTTGCCATACATAAAGTTCCATTAGGGCTTGTATAGCTATGGCGGCAATGATGATTGATTCTCCTATGCCTAGCCGGTTAAGGAATGCCATGGCTTGCCCTCCTTACCCTTCGCTACCAAGCAGCTTTTCGATATTCGACCTAACCGCAGAAATAGAGGACAACTCTTTACCGAACTGCTCATTTTCAGCTTCGAGGTTAGCCATGATCGCAACAACTTCAGACCGGACATTTTGCAGAACTTCTTCCTCTTTGCGTAGACCATCCAATGTACTTTGCAGACCTGAAAGAAGATTGGTTTTACGAGTTTTGGAGGCTTGTCCCTTTGATAGAACTGATTCGATTTGACCGGATTTCTTTGTTAATAAATTCATTTTTAGTTCCCCCTAAAATTTACTTAACTAATCTCGCCGAATAACTCTTGAGTTGACCTTCTGTTAATCCGAGATACGAGTATTGACTAGGTGACTTGACGGCTTTTTCTTGGATCCTTTGTTTTTCCTGGTACTTCAAACGCCGACGTTGGTCTTTACGCAATAGACTCCTTTCCTTCAAGCGATGAATAGTAATCACTCCTTGCCATTAATCCCATCCCCATTTTTCGCAATCTGCGATCATATTTTGTTCTCCGCGCACTCTTTCGGGGATATCGTTCTTTTTCCACATATCCACAAACTCATCAACCGTATCAAGATAATTGGAAAAATCATATTTGATAGTAGGTTGCGATCCGTATGTGTATCCTTTAATTTGTGAATGATGCCCCCTTATCTGAATACCGTTTGCGCCTACGTTACAAAAATCAATGCCAGTGAAGTTTGGAAAATATCTGAGCCTTTCGGTTATCTCCTTTTCAATCTGCGTTAATTCATTTATGCGCTCTGCAATAATTTCCTTGCTCAGATAAGGTTTGTATTTAAAAGTTTCGAGGTACAATTTCTTTAAGTAATCTAGCCTTACTTGGGCATCCGACTCGCTGGTAAAGAGATTATTCTCGTAAAAACCCGTAGACCAATCGTCCAACTCTCCACTAGCCTTAAAAAATCTAATCATTTGGTGATAGTGGCTTAATACACATGGTTTCAAAATTAATTCCTGAGAATCTACATACCAAAAAGTTTTTCCTTTGCTTTCCTCAACTCGCTTAAGCCAGTTCTCCTTCTTTTCTTTCCATTCACAATTTGGCTCATGTTGATTTACAAGTTTCCTTTTGTTGTGGATTTCCGTTCCACACCATTTACATCTAGGAATGTTTACCACCTCCTCACTTCTTTAAAACTTGATTGAAAAGCTGCACATTGCGCGGGTCAGTGTTGTCATCGACGACAACCTTGATTCCGTTTCCAGAAACATAGACAACTTGCTTTTTCATCGTTCTCACCTCCCCCCCCTACGCTATCGCCTTAACGGTCCTTTGCTTCCCAGTTAACCAGCTCACCCTGGGCCCAGCATCCCTTGCATGGTGATATCTTAATTTCTGACCTAAAATACTTACAATTCTCACAAAATATATACATTCACGTACGCCCCCTTAGCCCTTTCACTACGCTATCGCCTTAACGGTGCGGCGGGTGTGTTGCTCCGCAAGGATCTTCTTCCGCTCATGGAAATCAGGTACCGCTACGATCAACCCAATGTCTATACGCTGGAGCATTTCCACCGCCTTGATCTGTTGGAGAGTGAGATGTGGTTTAATGACAGCGCCCTTCTCGATGTCGTTTTTTGCCCTGAACTCCTTGGCATCCATACCCAGGACAATCCTATAGATCATGTTGATCTCATTACTAAAGTGATAATGCTTAGGCTCCTCGTGAGCGTCCATGATGGCGGCTGTGAATTCAGGGAACTCGATCTTGGTTGCAAGAAGAGACTTAATAAAAAATTCCATTTGGTTGAATCTTGCTATGTAAGCCTCTTTGAATTCCCTCGCTCGTTTACCCTTAATCTCCATAGCAACCATGGTGAAACCGTCTTTAGTAAGTAACCATTCCCTATTCCATTTACCGGAAGTATCTTTGTACTTACTCTCCTGAAAATTCAGGAAAATAAACTCTTTACTCACCCCACTTGTGGGGGCAGTTAATTCATCAATGTTTCTCAAAATATGATCGTGCCGACGGTTAAATGTTTCTGCCACTTGCCGACTACTGCAAAAGGCTTGTCCTTTTTTCTCATAAAGATTGAATTCCGGATTAAGCGTTAATTTGTTCATAAATCCCCCCTCACACTTCCTTCTATACTGATCTGCAACCCCTCCAACTCCTGAATCTGCTTTCTCAGTACCGAAATCTTTTCGTTAATCATTGAGTTTAGATAGAATGCCGAACTGGCCTTATAGGTTAATGAGTGATTAGTTAACGCTTGATGGACAAACTGGCGGCTAACCCCATACTTTTCCGCAACATCACCACCGTTATAGCCCGTCAATCTCTTGAACTCTTTTACCAACTCTTTTTCCATTACTCGCCCCTCCTTGACGAAAATGTCTTTTAAATACCCTTTTTTAATACTTTTTTGCAAATTTGTCATAAAAACCTATTGACACATTTGAAGTTATTTTGGTATACTATACTCAGTTAAAGACAGGCGCACTTAATAAGCCCTTGCGGGTTGCCTGTGTTTAACCTAGCCTCTGCAAAAGGCTAAAGTGTTCGTGACTGAACAAAGAACGTGAGCAATGTTGCTCGAATCGGCGTTCTCTCGGCTAATCAAACGGACCAGGTTTGATTAAGTGGGAGTGCGCCAAATCTTATGTGTAGATTATTTGACACAAATAAAAAATAATAAGGTAAGAAGTTACCACCCTTACCATTTGCTAATTTATTAATTAATACTCCACCACCTATTCCCTTAATACTTTGTCACGACTTCGCGCTACATTTTGTATAATGTTACCAAAAAAAAGTTCATCCCCGGACACTTTGAAAAATTTTACCAATGTCTTCATTTCGGTTTCGACGAAATCTCTCGCCCCATTCTCCTTAAGTAGATATGTGTTAGGAGTTATGCCGACGATTTTTGCCATGTCTGCCATGGATAATCCTTGTTCTGCTCTTAACCCTTTTAATCTGGCGTGAGGTATTTTTTTTGTTTTGGCAGGCATACTATATTTATCACCTCGTTTCTATTATGATACTCTAATTATAGATCATTGCCTAAAAAGTGTCAATAAGTAAACTATTAATATATGGTATTTTTATATTGTTTATGTTTCAAATACTAAACTTTTACGTTATAATATAATCAACCTGAACTGGAGGAAGTAATGTGAGGGGAATAGAAGATATTGGCGCTAGACTCAAGGAGTTAAGGAAAGAGAAAGATGTTTCTCTCGAAGATGTAGCCAAGGCAATCGGAACAAACAAATCAATTCTTTCAAAATATGAGCGTGGCTTAAATGATCCAGGATTAAAAGCATTAAGTAAGCTAGCTAAATATTTTGACGTTTCCCTTGATTGGTTATTTGGTTTCACTGAGGACAGAAGGCCGATTAACACCGATGATCCTCTGGATGGATTAGACGATGTAAAAAAAGCTGAGATTATTTCGTATATCGAGTATGTAAAAAGTAAGGAGTAACGCCATGGGCAGTGTGTTCAAGCGTAAAAAGGATGGTAGGTGGATCGGTACTGTAGAATTACCGAGGGGTCGGGACGGAACAAGGAAGAAAAAGTTTTTTTATGGCGACACCAGTAAAAGCGAGGCAAAGCAGGAAAAAGAACTATGGTCCCAAGTTAACGCCCTTGAATACGAGATCGAGCATAATCTTTATCTAAACGAAACAGATGATACCTTAGAAGAGTATTTAGAGAGTTGGTTTAAGGTTTACACTGTAGAACTCGAAGAAACAACAAGGCAGCTCTATAGGCTCTATATGGACAAGCATATAATACCCGATGAGATAAGTTTGCTTAAAATTAGAAAGATCCTCCCTATCCAGTTACAAGAGTTCTATAATAGAAAGCTAGAAACAAAGTTATCTGGCAATACAGTTGGCAAGCTGCACTCTTTCCTTAACCTCGCATTAAGCGAAGCGATGAGAAATAGAATGATAAAATATAATCCCTGTGATGGAGTCAGAAAGCCGAGATCAAAAAAATTCAAACCGGAACTATGCAAAGAGGAAAACTTCAATAAGTTATTAGCTTTATCTCAAGGAACATTCGATGAAGTGTGTATTCTCCTGGCTGGAGTTTGTGGACTTCGCCGTGGGGAAATATTCGGACTAAGAAGGATAGATGTTGATTTCAAAGAATGTAAACTATCTATCGTAGAAACAATGGTTCGTATGAATGGGAAATGGATTATAAAGCCCCCTAAGAGCGATACAAGCAAACGAAGTATTAAGGTTCCTCAATTTGTAATTCAGGTAATCAATGACTATTTAAAGACGCTCAAAGTTGTCCCAGAAAGAATATGTGCTGAATATAAACCATCTTCCTATAGTCAACATTTCAAGAAACTATTAGAAGATAACGAACTACCTCATATTAGATTCCACGACCTTAGACATTTTAATGCTAATCTTATGATGCGCTATGGTGTTCCTGATAAGATAGCAAGCGGAAGATTGGGGCATAGCACAGTTCAATTAACAAGAGAGATATATCAGCATTACGCTCCCGACATGGATAGTGAAGCGAGTTCGGTATTGGAAGATATATTCGTAAAGAAAGATGATAAAGGCAAGAAGGCTGGAACATAATCCGGTCTTTTCTTTTGCTCAAATACACCCATTTTACACCCCAAGCATGTATTTTAATCAATATAATTTCATTTTTGAAACGAAGTATATGTATATAATGCAATACCATATATTATAGTAGGAAACTAGGACAAGCCTATACCAAGGGTCACAAGTGACACGATAGCTAGATTCAGGTTCTAGTGGGGGAAACTCCGTGAGTGTTCAAGTCACTTCGACCGCACCACTTAGAAAATTCAATACACCCCAAAATACACCCCAAAGAAAAAGGACCCACAAAAAATGAGGTCCTTTTTTGGTGTTCAGATAATATAGTCAATCGGTATCCCGTATAGTTTTCTCCATTCAATTACTAAGCTTGCCGGCATCTTACCGGTGTTCTTTTCAAACTCCTTTAGCTTACTAATAGGTATATTATATTGTTCTGATATTTCTTCTCTTTTGTATCCCTTCCACTCCCTGATTGATTGCAAAGTAAGCTTCATCTAACTTCCTCCTTATTGAACAACCATACAATAAACATTAGAACATATGTTCTGTATTTATTCAATATCTAATTACAGCTATTTCATAAGTTCTTCCAAACTTACCTCTAAGATCAAAGCAATTCGTATTAGCGTTTTCCTTGCTGGCGTTCTTTTTCCTCTCTCTATCATCGAGATATAATCCTCGCAAACTCCTACATACTTAGCTAAATCTTTTTGTCTCATTCCACGTTGTTTTCGCAGCGCTGCGATCTTTGGCCCTATCAAAGTTGTCATTCCTTACTGCATGGAGCCTGTAATTAACTATATTACTTTTTGCCTTGTGTTATATAATAAATTAGTCGAATGAAATCCGTACATTTGCGACAAAAGTTTCCTATTATTCTCACTTAGAAAGATTTAGAAAGTATATCTATCGCTATTATAAGACATTATACGACAAATTCATGTAGAATAATATCCAATATATCTTATATTCTTTGCAAACGACAAAAAGTAAAGGAAACGCATACCTTAGAGAGAATAGTTCTCTTCGGTGATGTTGTTGAAAACTAGGTTACAAGAAGTTATGTGGCTAAAGCGTATTACTCAAGAAGAATTACAAAAGCGTACTAAGATTAAACAGTCTTACTTGAGTGAAATCATAAACGGTCAAAGAGATATTCGAATTTCAACAGCTCAAAAAATCGCAAGAGCAGTTAATGAAAATATGGATTACCTTTGGCCGTACTAGAAGGAATTGTAATATTAATGTGGAATATATTCCCTTGGTGATGATATGAATAGAGTTAGAGAAACTAGATTGCAAAAAGGATTAACCCAAACACAACTAGCCGAAATGTCAGGTGTTAGGCAAAAGGAAATTAGCCTGATAGAGAATGACCAAAAGCCTGATTTTTCCCTGAGAGTAGCAAAGCGGATCGCTGATGCCCTTAGTGTTACAGTAGA